GTGCAAATATTGACAATAACACCGTTAGTGGTATACACATAGCCTGTACAGGTAATGATACTAACGCAGGTGGAATGTTAAAATTCTCATCAAGAGCAAAAAATGTAGTTTCTGCTATTGCTCACGAACAAATGGGAACAAATACATCTGACTTAGTTTTCTTTACTGGAGTTAGTGATGGCTCTCCAACAGAAAAAATGAGAATTACATCGACTGGAAGAGTCGGGATTGGTCAAAGCCCAGGTGCCTTTTTTCATGTTGCTGGCGACCCAGGTGATGACAACACCTTATGTATTCTGCAAAACACACATGGCAGTGTTGATGACAATGACGGAATATTAAGATTAATGTTCTCAGGTGATGCTGATGCAGTAGCAGGACATTTTATTGAATTTAGAGATGGTAATACAGATACCGACCTTACTGGAACTATTATATGTTCAAGTGGTACTGCGACAAATAATACTGTTTCAGATTACAGACTAAAAGAAAATATATCTTTAATAACTGGTAGTTTAGCTAATGTAAATGCTTTGAAACCGTCTTATTTTAATTTTAAACGATACCCTAATAAAGTTCATCAAGGATTTGTTGCACATGAGGTTGTAGAGGCTGGTATTGGTTATGCTGTAACGGGTAATAAAGATGCTGTTAAACCTAATGGAAATATAAAAATTCAAGAATTTGCTATTACAAATCTAATACCACAAATGGTAAGTGCGATACAAGAATTAACACAAGCTCATAGAGATTTAAGAGCACAAATAACAGGAAGTACAGATATCAATCAATTAAAAGCATTAGTATCAGGAAGTACTTTTGTGTAATGAAAATATTTATATTAAATAGAGAGATTATACTTTTGAGTATATTTATACTAAATGGAGAAACTTAATGGCTTATAAAGTAGTCAAACAATTAATGCCAGCACCCACATCGAGTGTTGATAGAAACGGTAATTCTTTTGATGACCCATGGTGGGTTGAAAGAACTCAACTTTGGGTTTCTAAACTTAGTGGGAGTAGTGATGAATTATGGCAATACAGTGGTAGTGACGCTTTAGCAGACGCTACTACAAAGATGAATGCATTAACTGGGTCTGACGGTTCAGGTCGTTTATATAAGGTTGTAGAAGTATAAAAAAAAGTTTATTTAAGAATATTAGGTTATATTTATTTAAACAACAAAACTATAAAAAATAGGAGACTATAGTTATGGCTGAAAAATCAAATGAAACAAAATTCACAGATGATGAACTAAAATCATTACAAGAGTTACAAACTAATTACGGAGAAAAACAATCTATGTTAGGACAACTAGCTGTTCAAAAGATTTTACAAAATCAAAGAACAGAAGCTCTTGAAGTTCGTATAACAGAAGTTGAAACAGAATATCAAGCAGTTCAACAAGAAGAACGTGATATAGTTGCAAAATTAAATGAAAAGTACGGGCCAGGTCAATTAGACCCAGCAACAGGTGTATTTACACCAACCACTTAACATTTTTATTTAAAAAACAGTCTTAAATCTTTACTTTGGAAGAGTTACTTTATACTTATAATAGTATAGTAAGTATGCTTTACATATAAAAATATAAGATTTTAGGAGAAAAAATATGGCAGAACGAATCGTCTCACCTGGTGTTTTTACACGAGAAAGAGATTTATCATTTTTACCTCAAGCAATAGGTGAAATTGGTGCAGCAATCATTGGTCCAACCGCAAAAGGACCAGCGTTCACTCCAACACAAATAACAAATTTTGGAGAATTTGAAAAAGTGTTCGGTGGAACAGATACAAAATTTTACGTACCACATACAGCAGAACAATATTTGAGAAGTGCTGGTGTTGTTACAATAGTAAGAGTTTTAGGATTAAACGGATATCAAGCTGATACAATTCAACTTGTAGCGTATGTAGGAAGTGGTTCAAACACAAGTGCAAATATAACATCTCAATCGTTAGCTATTTTAGCACCTTCACGTGGTGGGACAAGTGGAACTGCTGATTTATCATTGTCTTCAGTTACAGGTAGTGATTTAACGGCCGGTGCTACTAAAGATTGGAATGAATTTGATTTGACAGTCGATGGTACTAATATTGACCCAGCATACTATACCTTATCATTTAGTACGAGTAGTGCTAAATTTATAGATAAAGTTATCAGTTCAGATGCACAGTCTGAAAAAGCAGGAGCGAATGATTCTTCTGTATATGTTTATAAAGTATTTAAAGAAGCATCACACGCGGTATTTGGTACAGGACTTTTAAGTGACGGTGAAACATTTACTGTTGCATCAGCTTCTCTATTACTTACAGCAAATGGATTAGACTTTACAGGTGGTGTAAATACTATTAATGGAAAAGGACAAGATGATACATTAAGTGCTTGGACTGGAAATAAATCATTTCAATCAGCAAGAACACCGTATATACAATCACAATTAATCAATAGTACAAGATACGAGTTGTTCAGAGTTTATACTCGTTCACATGGTACAGATATGAATACAAGCTATAAAATTAATATATTAAATGTTAAAGATGCTGATGACGTAGCAGGTTCAGATTACGGTACGTTTTCACTACAAATAAGAGTATATAATCCAAACGAAACTGATGATGATAATATAGTAGATACGTTTGATAATTTAACACTTGACCCATTAGCAAGAAACTATTTTGCTAAGAAAATTGGTGACCGATATACTGTGGCAGATTCAAATGGTAAATTAACAACATATGGTGATTATCCAAACTTGAGTAAAGATATTCGAGTAGGTGATTACGGTAGAATGGAAGAAGACGGAGTATTTAAGTACCCAAAGAACGTTGTTCCAATGGGACACTCAGCAGTATACAATACTGTTCCAGGTACTACAAATATACCTTCAGCTTCATTTAATAGATTACAAGTAGATAGTAATGGTAATTTTAGTGAAGGTTTATTTTACGGATTTGATTTTACAACTTTATCAGGTACTTCTACAAGTGATAATATTCAGTATTTAGGACCAATTCCAAATGCAGGTTCAGCTGGAAACAACATAACAATGTCTCTTGAGGATTTCCTTGGACACGCAGACGCAAGTACATTAGGTAGTACATTTTCAGACGGAACTGAAAAAATTACTCTAGCATTATCAAATATTGCACAGAGAAAGTTCACAGTACCGATGCAATGGGGATTTGACGGAGTTAACCCAGCTACACCTGTTCACACAGGAGTAAATATATCATCAGATGGTACAAACACACAAGGGTTCGACCTATCAACTTCAACATCAAATGGAACAGTTGAATACAAGCGAGCAATCAATACTGTTAGTAATCCTGATGAATTTGATATTAACTTGTTAGCAATTCCAGGTGTTATTCACGGATTACACTCTGCTGTAACAAATCATGCAATATCAAAAATAGAATCTCGAGCAGACGCTCTCTATATAATGGATGCATCAGCGTACAATGATAGTATTGATACTATGAAAACTGCAATCAAGACACTTGATACTAATTACGCAGCTACATATTATCCTTGGGTTCAAATTTTAGACCCTGGTACAGACAGACCAATTTGGGTACCACCTTCAGTAGTATTACCGGGTGTAATTTCTTACACAGACCAAATAGCTCACGAATGGTTTGCGCCAGCAGGTCTAAATAGAGGTGGTTTGACAACTGTAACAAGTGCAAAGAAAAAGTTAACTCACGCTGAACGTGATGATTTGTATGAGAACAGAATCAATCCAATCGCTTCTTTCCCTGGTCAAGGTGTAGTAGTATTCGGACAGAAAACACTACAATCTAAACCATCAGCGTTAGATAGAATCAATGTTCGTAGATTGTTAATTGCATTAAGGAAGTTTATCGCAAGTACTTCAAGATACTTAGTATTCGAACAGAATACAGCAGCAACAAGAAATCGTTTCTTGAATGTTGTGAATCCGTATCTTAATCAAGTTCAACAAAACAGTGGTTTAAGTGCATTTAGAGTAGTAATGGATGATTCTAACAACACACCAGATGTTGTAGATAGAAACCAATTAGTTGGTCAGATATTCATTCAACCAACAAGAACAGCAGAATTTATTGTTCTTGATTTCGTAGTACAACCTACAGGAGCTACATTTCCTGAGTAAGTTTGACTTATAAAGTAGATGTAATGTATAATGAGAAGCCCCAATTTCGATTGGGGTTTTTCTTTTTTACTTAAAATTTCTTTAATTGATATTTATTTATGAGTACGAATTAAAGACTTTTAGGAGAATAACGAATGGCTACTTTAGACCCTTCTGAAATAATGTTCACACCGTTTGAACCGAAAACAAAAAATCGGTTTATTATGTATATTGAAGGTGTGCCAGCTTATTTAATAAAAACAGCGAACAGACCACAAATTCAGTTCGAAGAAATAGTTTTAGACCACATTAATGTAAAACGATACATTAAAGGTAAAGGTGCGTGGCAGCCAATTGATATAACATTATATGACCCTGTAGTTCCATCAGCATCTCAAGCAGTTATGGAGTGGGTTAGATTATCACACGAATCAGTAACAGGTCGTGATGGTTATTCAGATTTTTACAAAAAAGATGTTACATTTAATATGTTAGGTCCAGTTGGTGATATAGTCGAAGAATGGAAATTAGTCGGTACATATATCGAAACTGCAAACTTTGGTGATTTAGATTATGCATCAAGTGACCCAGCTGAGATTACTTTAACACTAAAATATGATTACGCAATCTTACAATTCTAATAGGAGA